TCCGAAACCACCAAAAGAACCAAAACCTGTAAAGCCACGAATGACAAAAGAAATACCTTTGTATACTCCCAAAGAACCAATCTATCCTACACGGATCGAACGAGGAAACTTTGTCCTAAACTTCTTCGACTAAATTAATTTCTAATCTGCTATTATAACCAATGTCGTTGCTTTCGTCATTACCACCCGTGATCCACCCGATCCCCCTCCACGATGCCCCAGAGCCAGCAGTAGCCGACCCAGATTCCAAACGTAAAATCATCGTAGTGTATACGAAGGATATCCTCCCTCAAGAAATGGCGAGTTTCAAACTGCACGGTAAGTGCCTTCTATGGGACGATCGCTGGAGAAACATTCCTATGAAGTCTCTCCCACACTTTGACTATCTCTTTTGCGATATGCGGGACAAGGCGACCCGTTCCATGCTTGGTAGTATGGATCTCTCCCACTACAGCACTGTTGCCTATGTCAGTTGGTATCAGAAGTCGGAGGACTTCATTTCGCAGTTAGAAAGCATTGCCCTTACTAAGATCCCGGACAGAGCAATCTCTAAAGAAGATTTTGACCACCAACTGCTTCATGGAAAACTAAAATCCCCTTCCGTCTTTCGGACTTTTTTAGGGCTTGTTCTTGGCTGTGTTATGAAACAGTAAAAGATGTCCTCTCGTCCGTATGGGGTTATTTCAAAGGCATCATTCTTACCGAATTGTTAATTGCTCTAAAGATTACTCTACCACCGTTGGTTGTATCTGTAATTCTATTTATCTAATCGAACTTTAACACAAAAAGACCCGATTCAATAATAAGTCTCTTCAACGGCTCTAAGGGCTTCTTCGGCTTCTTCGGAGTATTCTTTTTCCTAGAAATCTTTGGCTTAGGTGTAGGTACTAAAGGCTCTTCCATTCTATGATAAGATCGCAATTGATTTTAATCATAATACCACAATAGAATGGACGAACTTGCCGATATACTTGGTATTGTTATTCTTTCCTCTTATACATTTTACGTTATGCTCTCGCTCTTTTAGAAAACAGTTCCACCACGTCGTAGAGCAGGAGGACTCATATCTCCTCTTATTGGTTTCTTTGGAGCAATTCGTGGTCCTCTTGTTAAGGGCTTTGCCGAAGCAGATGCCGAAGCGGAGGCAGACTCAAATACCGTACCCCTTTGTCGTGCAGATGCTTCTCCCGCACTCAAGCGTAAACCACTTTCCGTTCCATACATGATATCGGCTTCCTCATTAGATAATCCTGTAGCATCTTCACTACTCGAAAAAATAGATGAAATAGGAGATTCTCTCGGTATTCTAATAGGCGGAGGAACTGCGTTCATAGATGGAGACGTATCCGCCATATTTAACCGTGGCTGTCTTCCCTGAAACGGAAGAGAACTTTCAATCGGTGCTGAAGCATGTTGAATAACATTCGGATTACTCGATGGTTGATAACGAATGCTTGGATTCACGTCCGCACGAATACCATATGGATTCACATTGATTGGAATATCATCTCTACGATCACGACCACGATTAAGAACTCCATCACCAGAATTAATGAAATCCATTCGTCCAAGAGGCATTGCTACTGGAGGAGCAGACGCATAGGACAGACTGCTGAGGGGTCCTGGAAGACCACCACCAAAAGCACTCCCTGGCGATAGGAAGCGTTTCGCTACGCCCGGATTGCTACGTCGAGGAGCTTTTCCCTTATGTAGTAAAACAGAGTCGCCGACCTTAACATTCACCTTCACGTTCTGCGACATCGCTGGAGCCTTCTTCGGCTTCTTATCCTTCTTCACCTTTCCACCCTTCTTGTATTCTTTTGGTCTATTCGCCCATGCGGGTAGCAGGAATACCATTTCTATCTACGGATAAGATTATTATTTCATTACGTATTCAATCGGATCAAATCGCTTGTAGTACGTTGTCGGTTGTGCGTAGGAATTAATATGTAAAAAACTATATGGTTCGTTTGTTGAAAACTCGTACAGTTTTCTCACCTTCTCCTCATTACCAATCTCGGAACAAAACGATTTAATCTCCTGCTCGTTCTCGTTATGAAACAGAGTGATACAATCCAAGTTCGACCGTATGATTGTCGGAAAGGAACGCCATTTCTGTAGAAGGAAAAAGCAACTTAGTTTAAGATGTCGATTCTGTGAGGCTAAGCGGGTAATAAGTGATGCCCTCTTAGAACGGATCTGATGAATACAGTCATCAAGTACAACAAGAAATTGTGGTTCGCCTTTTTTCTTTTTTCTTTCATGCCTCTCTCGGAAAGCATCGCACTTCGCAATAATATCTTCCAAGATCTCATTGTTCAGATCATCGTATACTTGCTCTGGTCCAATGTCCTCCAGCAACGGAGTTAACTTCGGATCTGCTCCTGCCGTAGGAGATACCCAGAAGATCAGATCATATAGTTTATACAGCGGAGACTCTTTCCTTTGAAGCACGTTCAGAACCACCGTAGTCTTTGAACAACCCTTCTTACCCACTAACGCCCACAAAAATGGCTTCGTAGGTAATGGACCAGCCTTTGTAGCCTTCTGGTTATCGTATGGAGCAAGAGCCTTCGTTAAGTCTGATGACATATTACTATATAGTGTTTTTAAAATCTAGCGTATCCGCCACTCGCATATGCCCGCCCCATGACCATACCACCCTTCTTATAGATTAGTTCCTCGGCAACATTGCCGACATCTCTAGCGACATCAGTTATTTTTACTGCAGCCGTCTTGGTTAGTTCAGGCAGTTCCTTGATCAGTTTGTCGATGTCCTGTTTAATCCACTTGCGACCCTCCGCATCAAGGAGACCATTCGCACTTACCATGTTCATGACCCAGTCCTGGCAGTTCGAACGGAAGGCATCGTACGTATAGAACTTTGTTCCCATCTGCCTACGACCCTTCTCTAAGAAGTCAGCGATCGTAATATCTCCTTTGACGGCAACCGGATAGAGTTCTGCCCCAGGCATCTTCGCATATCCAGCGTCTACACGACCTTCCAGTTTCTCCAGTTTCTCCAGCACGATATTGCCGTTGATGATGATGCTCGTGTGATAGACTTCATCAACGCCTCCTCGCTTCTTGAACTCGTCCCATTTTCCAAGCGTAAGCAATTGCATCGCCATTACCCCCGGCTTCGCAACTGGTGCTCGCATCATTGCCAGGCTCTGAATCTTATCTCTCCCATGAGCCTTGATGAACTGCCGAAACTTTTTAGGAAGATGCTCATTGCTCGTTAACGCACTCCATAGATTGGTAAGTTTGCTCATAAAGCCTTCTTCGTCGGCTTCTTCTTGAATCGTTGCTGTACCACCCAGTTTCATCACCGCCGGTCTGACCGGCTGTAGAATAGGTCTACCTAGATCTTGAGGTCGTCCGTATTTGTTAGGCTTCGACATCGTTCTGTGTATAGAGGATAAAATAAAAATAAAGGACACTATTAGAAGATGTCGCTTGATGGCACAACCAATACTTTTATTCCATACACGATCAACGGTATTAATCCAGTAGCAGGCTCTATCAATACCACAAACTTTGTAAAATATAGTGGGAACACCTCTAACACTGATCTGGGTGGGTTTGATCTTACTACTGCTGGAACGATCTCGGCACAAAACTTTGCGATTCCTGATAATAACACCAACGATGAATCGTGGATTACTTACACGGTCAGCACCATGGGCAATCCAAGCACGCTGGGTGGTCTGATCACGACGAACCTCACCAGCGGTAGCACCATGTATTTCACAGGTAGTGTCCTTGGCTCACCCAACTTCCAGTTTACTACCCTTGGAAATGCTGGTAAGGTCGTATGTACCAATGGAAACAGCGTAATGTCTACCACGATCAACGCTGGACAACTAGACTATATCACCGCTCTTACTTCACAAGCGGGCGGTGTAGGACAGAATAACACGTGGACAGGGACGAACGATTTTACCACCCTTACCAGCGTGGGGGCATTACGCATCACGTCCAGTATTGCTAATAACGACTACTCGCTCTCGGTCAACTCTTTTGATCAGTTGGAAATCAAAAACATTACCACAGGCAACACAATGACCACGAGCGGTGATGCCTTAGCCATTTTGAATATCAATGCAGGAGGGACGATTACAACTGGAAATATAGAAGTCGCAGGAAACAGTCAACTGATTGGTAGTGGTACTGTGGTGTGGACGCAGACCGCTTTATCAGATGATTATGAGATCAAGGACGATGTAGGGGATACACGCCTCAAACTCACCAAAACCACAGGTCTTACCATTTCTACGCTGAATATTACTGCTGTTCCCTCTTCTACACCAAGTTTAGCATTGGGGATTGATACGCTGGGTGGTGTCGTGTCGTATGCTGTTCCATCTCCGCCCGTCAATCTTCTTCCGTTGAACAACATTTGGACGGGAACAAATACTTTCAATAATACCGTTTCTACCCTGTCGACTACTACCGTTTCCTCCAAAGCATACCTTACACAAAGTCTGCGAACGGCGGGCATGTCCTCGCAGGCAGTGAATCCTGGTGTCATCACGGGTGGTGCACCATGGCTACTCACACCAAGCCCCGCCTCATCGCCTCTTGCAGCGTGTTATTCGCCTACGCAGATCTGGATCACTGGGGCAAGATATCTCTTTCGTTTCGCCAATTTCTCTTCTCCTATTTTTGGAGTGAGCCTTACCTTTTTTCAAGCAAATGTAGCAGATACTGGAGCAGTTGCGATCAGTGCTACCTTTCCTGTTGAGACTGGTGATTTTACTGGTATCTTCACACCCAATATCAATTCCTCTTTCTTAGGACAGGTCTATTTACAGTGGCAGGGAACTGCGAATAAAACCTTTACGTGGACGAGTTTTACTTATGAGGTGGGAACACTGGAAGTGGTTGGAGAATTGGAGATGAACGGAATCGCAAACATTCATGCTGGTTCTCCTCATGCTGTTCCAAATAATTATATGTCCCCTGGATCTTTAACGATTGGCGACATTACAAAAAACTATGGAGGAGGTGTTGCTGGTTGGACTACGAATACTGCAGGGCTACTATTTGAGTGTCTGGATAACACCGAGATTGCCGTTCATGATTCAGGGTTGCGGGTTGCTTCTCTGATGTATTACGACGGACCCGCAAATACCATTCGGTTGGGCAGAGACATGGGGTGGGCTACTTCTGATGTAGCAACGGCTTCAAAACTAACCGTTCAAGATGTGATTCGTTTTGGGAATTATAGCGGAGGTAATTATGACAATATCCAGTTTATGAGAGGGACAGGAACGGGACAATATCCAAACATCAGATGTCAAGACAACTATATCGCTATGTATGTAAGTGATGCTGGTGGGTGGGTTTCTGATAGTCAAGTTGGTGATTTGGTGATTCGTGTTAATGCAGGAGAAAATATTAGATTTTCTACCGGTAGTAGTTCGGGATTAGTCGTAGATAGTTCAAATGATGTAATCGCAACGAACAATCTCAAAGGTGGTTGTCTTGTTGTCAATGGTGGCGGAACCTATCAAGCCGGTTGCATCTATAGCGATGCAAATTGGGGCATGTTGTTTCGTGCAAGAGTAGTTCCCGCTCAAGGTATTTTTGCGTGGTATGACTCGGCAGGAGCGGAAAGAATGCGACTGCTTACGAATGCGACTTTACAACTAACGACAGGAACAAGTAGTCCTGGCTTCGTTCATACAGACGGAACAATCATCGTTGAAACATGGATCGGAGGTGGGGGTGGTTGGTATGGAACACGAACAAATCACCCTTTGCGGTTTTATACGAATAACTCATCTACACGAATGTCAGTGAATACAGATGGTACGGTCAATGTTGCGACACGATTGGCGATAGGTGGTGTGAACTCATCGGGTGTGCTTGATATTGTCAATCCGAACGGGATCTACACGCATTTTGGCTGGACCGACAACCAGAATTACATCAGAGGCGTTGCTACTCTCATGGACTGTCCTCTGACGCTCAACTCTTCAGGTAGTGGAAGTGGCTTACCCCGCATACAGAGTCCAAACAATAATCGTAGTATGCGGTATGATGACCCTAACTTACTTACTTATCTAATAAATAATGCTGGTTCATCACCTATTCCATTTACTCACTCATCGTGGGGTGCTGGGTCAGGTGGAGGATACACAGTGATTGCTCGAAATCAAGGCATCAATGAAATGGGTCTTGGGTTCGGTGTATCCAGTGCAGGTGCTTATCGATCCGTCATCATCTCTCTTGCTCCTGCTATTATATGGGGCGAACTCATTCTATCAGGTGGAACGATTTATACATCATGTAATGGAACGATCAATCTTTACACAGCGGGTGGTGGGTGGATCTTTGTATCGGATCAACGCTGTAAGAGGGACATCAAGGACATTAAAACGACCCGTTCTCTCCAGCGGATCATGGCACTCAAGCCCAAGACCTACAAGAAGATATATCCAGAGAATTCAGAAACACCTATCTCAGATAAAGTCAGAAATGCCGACCATATCGGTTTCCTCGCACAAGATGTCATGGAGTCCAATCCTCACTGCATAGACGAGTGGGTAGATGACAAGTCGGTATGTGATGGTGATGACGGGACACGCCTTGGAATTGCGTATGGTGATATCAATGTACACATGGTAGGAGCGATCCAAGAACTCAAGAAGCAGAACGACGCACAGCAGAAGGAGATTGACGAACTCAAGGACATGGTAAAGGCACTCATGGAGAAACTAAAATAAACGTAAACGTTAGAATGGAAAAAACGAACACCGTCTGCCTCTACCAAGCAATGCTGGAAGCAGAAGATAAAGGCTTTGATTCTGTCGTGGAGATGTGGGAGGCAGAATTAAAAGAAAAGAAGAGAAAGGAGTGGGAGGAAGTCCGGCAGATCGTTTTGGAGATGAGCGTTCTAAATGACAAAAAAAAATAACCTCATATGGTAGAAATGGCGTTTAACTTCAACTTCTTCAAAGGATCTAGCATGACCCAGGTACAGAACGCACTGCAGTATTGGTTGACCGCACTTGTTCCAGCCGAAGAAGCAGATAAACTCAAGGAAGAGAAGGAAAAGGAAATCTTGGCGAATGTTGTCGTTGAAAGGGTGGAAGACTCCAAAGAAGATGAATCAGCCAACGTTGCTACCCCAGCCTTACTACGTGAGCCCCAAGTTAATCATGATCTATATGAATAATAAGGACATTGAATGGCACTGCTCTAACTACGGCTTGTTGTTTTACTATGATTATTTTTACTTCACATAGATAGAAGATGGCTACTGTTGCCACGTATACGTTCTATGTTTCTTCAGACAAACGCCAGTCAGGAACGAATACGGATATGAACATTCAAATGTCCCAGATCATCACCCGACAAGCACGTAATAGCCATTTCGTAGCAACCGTCCACGGAGCAACCATTCCGTTCTCCTTCTACCAGTTAAGCAGTGATATCACAGCATTGCCCGTTGTTATCCAGCAAGGTAGCAACTTTTTTAGCACAACGCTGAACATGACCGTTGGAAATTATTCCACTGTTTCTGTCCTCGACGAACTCGCCACGAAACTGACTGCTATCTGCACTGGAACAATTACTCCTTGTGTATCCTTCACCCCTACTTTCAACTTTGTCTATAACACAACAACAAGTAAAAGCACCCTTTCACTACTAAGCGTTGTTCCTAACACTTCTCCATCAAATACATCTGTCATTTACCTGCAGTTTGCTTCCAATCCCTCCCTTGGACTCTTCTTTGGTTTCGCCTTTAATACTACTATTTCTATTGGAACGTCTGCGACTGGCTCAAAACTCGCCGTTGCCAATCCTGTTAGTTATTTATTGCTCCGATCACCCTCCTTACGACAATACAAAAACCGTGAATGGGTAGTAGAGCAAGATGTATTTAGTGATATATTATACCATATACCGATTCAAACCAACGTTAATACCTATATTAATTGGTATGGAGATTCTCACCCGGTTTCCTTGGTTAATGATACGATTTCTAACTTGAACTTCTACTTGACAACAAACTTGTCCTATACCGCCATTGATCTTCAAGATATTCCTTGGTCGTTTCGCATGACTATCTCTGAGGTCCTTCAACCCAACTACGAGTCCCTTTACTCCACTGCCTTCGTGAATCAGCCCTTTGCGAACGCCCCTATCGAAACAGATGCGACTACGGAAGAGATGGCGATGTTAGAGGCTGAAAGACAAGATGCCATTAAACGCATTGAACGCTATAAGGAGAAACTGAAGGTCAAGAAGCTTGCTGATAAACTGGAAGAATCGAGGAATCTAGTTGTCAAAAAACCAGAAGGAAATAGTAGACCTCAATAGAATGTTCTACTTCAATGACAGGGGACAACCTGTCCAAATCTTTAACAAGCGTAGATCAAACTTTAGTGATGGAGGCTTCGTCAAGTACCACCCCAATAATGAGTTCTCCGACCAGGATTCGATTGCGTCGTGGCTCGAACCTGGTAGTTTGGTGATCCCTACGAAGATTATGGAAAGTGGCGTGATGAAAGGATATAAAGGACCACTTACGGATCGAACCGTTCATGACACGTCGAAACTAGCGAACGTGGTTATCATGCCCGGCGAGTTCGTAGTAGCGAAGAAGTATGCTCGAGATGTAGAAAAGTATTTGAAGAAACACGGCATTACCTTACCACTAAAAGAATAAAATCTATGGAGTAGTAGTTCAATGGTGCTGGTTCAATTTATCATCACCTCTTCAAACAACGATTCCTATTTTACCCTTCCGGTCAGCGGGAAATGCTGTGTTCGTGTGCTACACGTTGCTTATCACGCCACGGAAGCCAATACGAATTCCCGTATCATTCAGATTCGCTCCGACCTCCTCCTTTTTCCCTACAGTCCGGCACGATATCTTACGATTATGAGTAATCCGCAAGAAAACTCTACGTTTGATTCCAGCCACAACGAGTATAGCCTTCAAAACCTTGTTCTTCAAGGACAACTCCGTTTAGCGGTCGTAGATTATGCTACGGGTGCACAACCCGCCACCTTCCAGCATTTGGTTCTAACGCTTCAAATTGAGTCCATGAACGAAAATTTTAATCCAAAGGACCAGTAGAGATGCTCCGACGTACCCACCCAAACCACTTCACTACGGTACACACGGATTACGCAAAGCCACAGACCCCCTTTATCATATCTGCCCCCATCGTCGAAGAAGCCCACGCCCCCCATCGATCCATGACCGAACCCATTAAGAAAGTTGCTCTTGCTCCTCCGAAGAAAA